TTCGTTGGCGTGATCCGCCATGAGTAGCTCCTCTGCCTCTTCGGCAGCGATGCGGGCGGACGTTGCGTCATCCGCGCCCAAAGTGACAAACGAGACTTCCCGCAACTTGGAAGCCTTGACGATGCGGACTGGACCCATGAAGGTCTGTCCGTTGACGGTTACGGATTCACCAGCGGCGACCTTTTGGTGCCGCATCACGTCGGCACCCACAGATGCCTGCCAGGCGAATCCCTTCTCAGCCAGTGCAGTCACCTGCCGGGCCAGTTCCGACTCAGCGAGAATCTCGCCCTCGACGTAGAGGCGTCCGTTCTCGGCACGCACGCTCGTGGCTTGCCCGAGGATGGAAGCCATCGTGTAGTCATGGCCCATCACAATCGGGATACGCTGGTTGAACTTCATGCCAGCCAAGTCAATGACGATTGGCTCGGCCGACCAGCCCTGCCGGATGGCTGTGCCCGTGTAAGCCTCAATCGAAAACTTGCGCGGGCCAGCAGGCATGCCATCGGCGGCAGCTGCGGACACGAACTCAACCGGCGTCTCGAGGTTCAGCTTGTTCATACGTCTGCCATGTCCTGTTGAGGTGCTTGCTGGAAGTTGCCTTGTTGTGCTGGTTCAACGGACAGTCCAAGCTCTTTCATCAGCGCCACTTCTGCGGATCGCTGACGCAACTCGGCTTCCCAGTTCTTGCCTTGCTTGGCGTATTCGTGAGCCAGCGTCGTGGTGTGCGTCCGCAGCCTTGTCTCAGCGGCAGACGCTTCCTTGGACGGGTCAACGTGTTCTTTGCCGTCCCATACCCAGACCCAATTCCACTCGCTCATCGGTGGCAGACCGCCGGGCACAAGGCCGAGCGGCACGGCTTCGTCCAGCCACATGCGGAGCGTGCGGTCAAGCATTTGCCGCTCAAGCTCATCACGCATGACTCGCTGATTGGACGAATAGATTTGGTGGTCCATCCGTCCAGATGCGTAGTTGTAAGACGACGAATCTAGCGCGGCGATGTTGTAGGGAATCTGCATGCAGCGAGCGATCTCGTTCAGGATCTCCCGCTTGAACATTGCGTAGGTGCTGGTCGGTTGCTCGGCCTTCAGCTGCGAGACGTTCCAGCCCTCGGGCAGCGTCACCATCGTTCTTTTTTCGATGGGCATCTCTGCGAAAGCGTCAACGTCGTCCACTTCGGCAGCAGGCGAATTGCTGTGCAGGAATGCTGCAAAGTCGGCAGCAGTCTCAGCCGCTGCGATCACGGCATCTGTGTACCGTCGCAGCTGTGCAAAGAGACGAATGGCAGGAGCAACCTCCGAAACGCCGCGATGCTGCGCCGGTCGCTGACGCGAGAACCAGTGCACTACGAGCTCCGCAGGGATGCGGTTGAACTCAAAGTTACTGACCTGCCAGTTGCTGCCGGGGTGGTACTTGAGCACCTTGTAGGCGATGACGTTGCCAACATCGTCAAACTCCAACCCGTCAACGATTGAGCCTTCCGGCGTCGTGTCTGGGATGTAGAGCCCGACAGGCGTGGCAATCATTTCCGCTTCGACCAGGCGGATATCAAGCTGCACTCCATCAAGTCGCGGGTTGGTGAAATACATCGCAAACGATTCGCCGTCGATGAGTTTCGACTGACGCATCGTCCGCAGCTTTTCAGCCAGATTGACGTGCCACGACCAATCAAACCACGCACGCTCAATCTGCCGATCGGCGTCTGCGTCGCCCGTGTTGAGTTGCAAGCGAGGCCCGGTGCCGACCAAATCGGTTGCGAGCGTCTCGCAGATGCCAGCGAGGTATGAGTTGTTATTCCGCTCGTACCGAGCACGATTCCGCATGGTGCGACGGACGACGGGCGTGAGAGCCCCGTCCATGCTGAACCAGTCGGCGTTGGCCCAATGCCGCCGGTCGTCCATGCTCTCGGCTGCGTCAAAGCGTGCACGCACAACCTTTGACGACGTTGGCATCTGCCGCGTCGGCTGCGTTCGCCCAAACCAGTTGGAGAGCAAGCCCATTTAGAAAGTGCCCGGCGGCAGGAGTTTGTTGAACCGAAGCCCGCGAGACTTGGACTGCACTGCGGCCTTTGCCGACAAATACTTGTCCGCTTCAATGATTGAGGCGACATCTTGTGCCTCGACTTCACCGGCATCGGTGCGAACCCGCTTGGGTCCGGTGGCTGTCTCGGCAAGCTTGTTGCGCAGTTCGTCGCTCATGCGAGCAACGCTACGGCAGACAGCTGCCTTTCCAGACCGGGTGTGCCGTTAGACTTCGGCCCAATCCTCGCCGCGTCGCTCAAAGAGAACGACTTCAGCGCAGCCCAACTTGCGGGCGATGTCTGCCGTGTATGGAGAGAACACGGCGACAACCTTTCCAGCGTTGATGACGCCAGTGGACAACAGGAACGCAGTGAGTGCCGTGGCCTTGCCAGTGTTGCGGTAGCGATCCTCAACGAACTGCTCGAGCGTCTGCATGCCACGCCAGATGTGAGAGCAGCACCAGCCGACCATTGAACCGTCACAGTGCCAGACTGCCAGCGGCGTGCAGCTGCTGGACTCACCTGCCAGCACGCCAGACACTTCCTGCTGAAACTCTGACTCAGGCTTGGTCAGCCTGGTCGTGATCGCCACCATGTCCCGAGGGTCTAGACCGTCCACCGTGGTCAAGGTGATCTGGTTCATTTGAGCCGCTTGAGTTGGATGACACGTTTCCCGCCTGGGCCGCTCGGGATTGTCACCTTCTTGCGCTGCCTGCCTCCCGCCTCTGTCGCCACGGGATGCACACCAGCGATTGACGCTGCCACGGCAGATCCGACCAAGCAGTCCCACCAGTGATTCTCTCGCCGGTTGTCCAGCTTCCACTCGTCCACGACTCGCCCGCGAGCCTCGGTGCGAACCGGATACTCGCTTGTCAGATGTTCCACAAGCATGTCGTGGTCGCCTGCGTGGAGCGTGATAGCCTCGGGATCGCCCATCGCCAGACGGAGCCGCGCCGCCGCAAACGTCTTCCAGAAGTTTGTTTCGTACACGCCGTAGCGTTGATTGGTAGCGGTCTGCCGCATCACCCAGTTGAGCCCGAGCCGCTCGCCGCGACCCTTCTTCTCCGTCAGGCTCCCGCCCGAGGCTCCGATGCCTTTGCCGTGACTGGGCAGTAGCATTGCCGCAAACGTGGAGCGGCGGCAGAACGTCCGCACGACTTCCGTAGACTGTCCCCAGCCTGCGTCAATGAGCACCTGACGCACTCGCATCGGCACGCCGTCCTCGCGGTTCCAATCCTTGCCGAGCAAGATCTGCGTTAGTGACTCAAGGCCAGCAGATAGAGCACCTTCAAACCCGGCACCCTTGGCGGCTAGTGCCAGCGTTTTCTTCGCGTTCTTCGCCTCAAAGAACGTGCTGGCTTGGTCAGGGTACGTGCCGTAGGCCACGACGTGACCGCCGAACGACTCGCCCCACGAGCAGACGAGCCAGTACAGCAGCTTGTCCTGAACGTCAATGAATGCCGTCAGCGTCTGATGTGCCAGCGGCACAGTCCCACGCGGGAGCGTCAGAGCTCGAGCAGAGAGAGCACGCTTGTCTAGCTTGTCACTGGCGATGTCGTCCGCGAGCGGCTGATTCTGATACTCGGCCATGAACGCAGACTCACCACGGTCAATCCGTAGGTTCCACGCATGCTGGATAGCCGTGAGCTCGTCGTCGTGCTTTCGCTCGGGCCACGCCACGCGAGACCCGGCGTCCATCGCCTTCCTGTTCTTCTTGTAGAACTCGTCGGCAGCTGCTGTGCCTTGCCCGCTGCGCTGCCCTTCCCTTCGGATCTCAGCGTATTGGCCCCAGAGCTCGTCAGCAGTAGGCCACTCGTAGACAAGCTTGGTCCGCTCGCCCTGCCACGATGGATGCCGCATGCGGTCAAGCAAACGGTCAGCCAGGTCGTCAGGCCGGATCACCGTGATGGTTGCCAGCCCGGCAATCTTTGCTCCCGGCCCGGCCAGCCCGAGGATGGCACCGGAGAGGATGCGTTCACGGGTTGCCACCTGAGACGGCGATGCAGACGACTCGTCCGTCTGCGGGTCATCAATCAGACAAAGATTGGGCCGGATGGTTTTGCCGTCTGGTCGGGTGTGGCTCACGCCTCGGATGCGGCCAGTGATGCCAGCGACACGCACAGCAGCACCAGCACACTCGGCACCGGCTATCCATGGCAACGTGACTTTGTCTGCCGTCCAGCCCATGTGCGTCGGCTCGCCTTCGCACGTTTGCCCACGCACGCGAGCCGTGATGCCCTCCAGTGCTCGCACCGGATAGCACGCTGCCGGGAAGTCCTCGGCCAGCAAGTCGTTCTGCTCAAGGTGGCTCTTGAGCGTGTCAAGCATCTGGCAGGCGATAGCCTGGTCCGAGCCGATGAGCATGACGAATGAGCGATGCCCGTAGAGCATGGCCCACATGCACGCCCAGATAGACAGCGTGGACTTGCCAGAGCCACGCGGCATCGCAAACGCGAAGAGCTCGCCACGCAGCACAGCGGCCTCAATCTTGCTGATGGCTGTCAGGTGGTCAGGAGACCATGCGAGTGGAAACGACTCGGCACCGTACACCTCGCAGAACTGGCGGAAGTCTGACCGGCAGGCGTCGCGTCGCTTGGCGTCCTTGACCGGCGGAACGCTACCGATGTCTCTGCCAGCTGCACCGACCTGACGAGACCGCTCACCGGTACGCCGCTTGATGTCGTCGTAGCGACGTTTGGCTGCGTCTTGGCGGTCTTTCTGGTCAGAGCGGACCAAGGCGGCCCCCGTGGCTAAAAAACATCACAAATATGGCAAGCTCGCGTATGA